ATATAATAATAGAAGGAGCCATAGAAAAGCATGGTCAAATAACTCCGGCCCACGTCACACTGATGATGGACTGGGTAAAAACGAGCAGACTAATAGAAACAATAGACCACGAGGATTCGTGGATCGACAAAGCAGGATACACCGCCTTGGGTGCGGAGTTCATTGAGGAGAAATAATATGCAGGTAAACCTGTTTGGTAGCGATTTGCACCATCAGATCAAAGGGGAACTAGATCTAATAGACAAGGACTGGAACATACCACCAGAGTATCCAGACCTGACAGGCTACAAGGATGTGGCTGTAGATCTCGAGACCTACGATCCTAACATCAAAACACTGGGGCCAGGATGGGCACGTAACGACGGACACATAATTGGTGTAGCTGTGGCAGCAGGGGAATACAAAGGGTACTTCCCTATTCGGCACGAGAACGCACACAACCTAGATCCAAAGTTCACGCTCAAGTGGCTGAAGAAACAGATGGCTGTGCCTGACATGAACGTGATCATGCACAATGCAACCTACGATGCAGGTTGGATGAGAGCCGAGGGCATAGAAATACAAGGCCGGATCATTGATACGATGATTACTGGTGCATTGGTAGACGAGAACCGTTGGTCCTTTGGGCTAGATGCAATGGCTCGAGACTTTGTGCAGCTTCGAAAGGATGAGAAACTTCTACAGGCAGCAGCCAAGGAGTGGGGCGTAGATCCAAAAGCAGAGATGTACAAGCTACCGCCCAAATATGTGGGAGCATATGCCGAACAGGATGCGGTTGCCACTCTCAAACTATGGGAAGCCTTGAAGATACAACTCGAGGAGCAAGAACTTTGGCATATCTGGAATGTAGAGACAGACTTGATACGCTGCATGTTGGACATGAGAACCAACGGTGTGCGTGTAGATCTAGACAAAGCTGAACAAAACAAGAAGCTGATTCGATCCAAGACTAAGGAACTCCGTCAGTTTATTGAGAAGGAAGCAGGAATGGAGGTGGACATCTGGGCTTCTGCTTCTATCCAGAAGATGTTTGACAAGATGGATATGGAATACTTTACCACAGAGAAAGGTGCGCCATCGTTTACTAAATCGTTTCTGATTGATCACCCATCGAAGGTCTGTCAAGCTTTGGTCAAGCTACGTGAGTTTGACAAGGCAGACTCTACGTTCATCGACAGTATACTGCGCCACGAGCACAATGGACGGATCCACACAGAGTTACATTCCACACGAAGAGATGAAGGAGGCACGGTTACTGGACGCTTCTCATCATCCAACCCAAATTTACAGCAGATTCCTGCCCGAGATCCCGACATCAAAAAGATGATCCGTGGATTGTTCATACCGGAAGATGATTGCCAGTGGGGGTCATTTGATTACTCGAGCCAAGAGCCGAGGTTACTTGTGCACTTTGCAGCGTCCGTGCCCACACACCTACGCCACGCTGTGGTCGATGACATCGTGGATGAGTTCAACACAGGGGATGTGGATCTCCATCAGATGGTGGCAGATCTAGCAGGGATTACGAGAAAGCAAGCCAAGACCGTGAACCTTGGGATTATGTATGGCATGGGTGTAGCAAAACTAGCGGATCAGCTTGGCATACCTGCGGATGACGCAAAGATTTTGATCCAACAACACCGTGATAAGGTGCCGTTTGTTAAGGGACTGGCAGATCTTGCTACTAAACAGGCATCAGACAACGGTCAGATACGCACTCTACTGGGCCGTAAGTGCAGGTTTCACCTTTGGGAGCCTGTCACCTTCGGAGTAGGCAAACCCCTACCTCACGGTGAAGCACAGAAGGAGTACGGCAAACAGATTAGACGGGCCTTCACATACAAGGCACTGAACAGATTGATCCAAGGATCAGCAGCCGACCAAACAAAGAAGGCGATGCTTGATTGTTACAACGAGGGACTTATTCCTATGCTAACGGTTCACGATGAGCTATGCTTCAACATAGAGAACGACGAACAGATTGGCAGAATAAAGGAGATTATGGAGACAGGAGTGCCACTCAAGGTCCCTTCCAAGATTGACGTAGATATTAAACCTGATTGGGGAGAAGTAGAATGATTGAACCAGATATGAAAACACTTGGACTTAGACAGATGCATCCGATGCAAGTCGAAGCCCTCATGGACTTTGTGGGTTGGACCATTGATCTAGCTGCATTGGTTGGAGACGAAGATCTCTTGAACGAGACTGAGGCTTCTGCTGACGAACTGGTTAGAATGTTCGGGGGCAAAGGCGTCAGGATTGAGGTAGAGGATTAGTCTCTCGTACTTTGAAAGATTTGCAAGTCTCTCAATGCAGATATCGGATTGCTTGCTGTACCCAGTATGGTTCTTTCTTTCTGTTGAACCTGCTTTGGAGTGACTGGTGCGGCAGCTTCAGGTTTAAGTGGGGTAGCCACTTGTTGTGAGTAAATTTCAAGAAGTTGATCAAAAGGAATATCATCACCTGGAGTAACTCTTTTCTGGCCTCCGACCTCTGTTTCTGCGTAGATCTGTTTTGCTAATTCTCTAGTAATTGGAATTGGTCTGAATTGATTACTTAGGATCATACGAATTTCTTCTCTTCCTAAATTGGATTTGTCGGAGAGTTGTTTAGCTATTTCATATTCGCTTAACCCTAACGTTTGGGCAGCTTGTATGTCTGCATACAAATCAGCTTGCGCTCTTTTTAAATCTGCATTCAACTCCGCATATCTTCTTGCAATATCGCTGGGTGTTACATCATTTCGTTTGGCATAAGACCTAAATGCTCCCGAGAGATCTGATCTCGCAGCGGTATACTCACTTCCTTTGTAGTAAAACTTATTACCAAGATCTGGTTTCATTTCTCTAAAACCTGTAAGAGTACTTGCAAACTCACTTGCTGGAGTAAACTCTTCTCCATATCTTCCTGGATCACCTGTTATAGCTTTAGATACTCTACCAGCTTCAAGCTCTCCACGTCTCTCTCGTAGAAACAACTCTACTGCACCAGGTGTAAAACCTCCAAGCACATGCGTTATGGCTTTCTGTACACGATCCAATGGATCTTCTTTATCAATAAATATTTCTGCGCCAGTCTTTGTTACTCCGTTACGAACAGTTACGTCGGCTATTCTTTCAGCAAGCAAAGACTCAGAGGCAAAAGGTTCTGTAAATTTATTAAACGCTGCACCCATGGCACTGGCAATTTGTCTTAGCTCAGAGTCTGTTACTTCGCCCTTTTGTTGGTAGGCTTGAAGTGCGGCTCGTACAGGAGCAACCATAAAATCATAAGGCATCATGTACGATAGATCCACATATTCTATGTTAGGAATACCGTCCTTTGTTTTATCGTCTTTCATTATCGCCAAAGTATTGCCCGACATAAAGTAAGGAGCGAGACGTTCTAAGGCTGATAGTTTTTCTTCTGCGCTCGGGCCTCCCTTGTCACTCTCATCAAACCCTGTAAGTTCCATAGAAACTTTTTGAATTGCAAGAGGAGTGACGTAAGCCATTGCAGCATAGCTGCTTAATCTATTTGCACCAATACCACGGATCTCTCGCTCTAATCTTTTTACTCCTTCAGGTCCTAACTTCGTGTACAGCGCAGAGCTTGGGTCTACCCTGAAACTCATCTCACGTAGGCCCTGCCTTGTTATGTTCGTCGTTGTTCTGAGTATTTCCGCAGGAAAGGCCATAAAGTTTCCAACAAATGGAATACGCCTGATTTGTTTTATAACTTCAGGAACCCGACTGTACGTTGGCATGGTAGCCTTTACCAAATCCGTACTGAATGTATCTAAGAAAGACATACTACCTGTAGTATCTTGACGCCGAGTAGCTAGTCCCGTTCTTACAAATTCATCAGCAATGTCATTTAATGTAGCGTCAGTTTCTCCTATGCCACGTCTAATTGCATTAGTGTACTTAGCTTTTTCTGCGCTGTATCCTACAGTTTTCCAGAAGTTATCTGTGCCAGAGTATGCGTTCTGAGCACCTTTGTGTAAAGATTGAGCAAAGGGAATACTATTTAAAAGTTTGGTGGAAATATCAGAGGCTTTTCCTGCAACTCTCAAGTCTGCACCTTCTTTTAATAGTTCTCTATATTCATTAACCACGTA